GTGGCTACATTATGGCTATGGGGACGTGGACCAGAGATTCCGGCGCAGGCCAGGACGACGTGGCTGTCTTTCTAACGTCAGAAGGCGAGGCAATTATTTACTCAGGGACCAACCCGGCTGAGACTGCGACGTGGTCACTTGTCGGTGTGTTTGCCATTGGTAAGCCAATAGGACGTAGATGCATCGTCAAAGCTGGCTCAGACATCATTTTAATGACGCAGGACGGCTTTGTTCCACTTAGCGGCATACTTTCTATGGATCGGTCACAGTCGCGCCTGGTGGCCCTCTCTGACCAGATATCGCAAGCTGTAAACACTGCCGTTAGGTCTTACGGAGACATATTTGGCTGGCAGCCAATATTGTTTCCGAAGAGTACAATGCTCATATTTAATATTATGCAGTCTGCTAGCGTGAGCCACCAATACATCTTTAACACAATCACGGGCGCTCCGTGTCAATTCACTGGGATGAACGCAGTGTGCTTTGGTATGCTGAACGACGACATGTTCTTCGGAACGCCAGACGGCAAAGTTATCAAGTTCGACGACGGCACTAGCGACAGCGGTGCTGAGATTGAGGCCGATGCGTTGCAAGCATTTTCGTACTTTAAAAGTAGCCAATCAAATAAAGCATTTAAACTTGTAGAGCCTATATTTGAAAGTGACGGAAACCCGAACGCAGCCATTGACCTCAATTTAGATTTCCAAGTTAAGACCCCGACAGGAGTCCCAGCCGCAAGTCCTACCAGGAGCGGCATCTGGGGCGTGTCAAATTGGGGCATTGGCATTTGGGGGACGGCTGGGCAAGTCTACCGTGGCTGGCGCGGCGTTCGCGGCAAGGGGCGTTCAGCGTCACTCAGAATCCGTATTAACACCGCCACGGCCAGACCTTCGTGGATTGCCACCAACTTCACTTACCAACTAGGAGGCCAACTGTAGTGGAAGTCAGACCCGCAACGAATGAAGACACAAACGACATTTTCTGGCTGCTAATGGAGATGGCAAAAGAAAATACTAGCCGTGAAGTCAGTGTTTCTGGTACTGTTGACGAAATTAGACGCATTACTGGCATGGGGGGATGTATTGTCGCAGAGAAAGATGATACAATAGTTGCGTCGGCAGGGATTAGCCCACAATCGCCTTGGTTTACAAACGAGGTGTTTCTAGGAGATAGCTGGTTTTATGTACACCCAGACCACAGAATTAGTGACGCAGCGGCTAAGATGAAGAAGTCGTTGCAACAGTTCGCCAAACACGCAAACAAAGATTTAGTCTTGGCTGTTCACTCTACGGACAACGCAGAGCGTAAAAACAAGTTTTTTGCCAGAGACATGGAATTGATGGGAAGTTCTTTTATTTACAAAGTTGAGGAGAAATAAAATGGGTTGCACTTGCGAAGACGATCCGGCACCACCCGCACCGATTGTCATAAATTCAGGACAGACTGCCGGGGCGCAAGCTGAATATAATCAAGAGGCCGCTGAAAAGCAACGCGCCTTGAACATGATCAACCAGTACACGCCTCAAGGCTCTAGTGTATTTGGTAACGTCAAGGATGACGCTGGCGAAAACGTCTTGGTTGACGGCGTTGAGCAGTTTGGCGTTACGCAAAGCTACTCTCCCGAACAGCAGAACTTATTTGACAGCCAGAACCGAATGAGGCAGGGCTACGCTGACTTTGGCGAATCCCAGCTAGGAAACGTCCAGGACACTTACTCAACTCCTTTCGATTACGGACAGTTTGGCGATGCTCCTACGTTAGACGCTGACAGCCGCGCAACGGCCAGGGCCAACATTATTGCCAGAAACCAGTCTCAAATGGACAGAGACAGGGCGGCACGGGAAACTTCTTTAGCCAACCAAGGCTTTACCGTAGGCTCTGAGGCGTACGATTCTGCCATCGACAGTATTGACAGGCAGAACAACGACTTCTACTTGGCGGCAGACGCTGCCGCTGGTGGGGAGATGGCTCAACGCTACGGCCTAGACATTAATGCTAGGAATCAACGTATTAATGAAGCTATCAACCAGCGCAACATGCCAATGTCGGAAATGGCCACTTTCATGTCTGGCAGTCAGCCTGTTAACCCTAGTTTTCTTTCCACGCCTCAAGGTTCTATTGCGGCTCCTAACTATGCTGGCATGGAGGCTGCCAACGCTTCAGCCAGAAACGCCAGCAGCATGAACGCATATAATCAACAGCAGGCTGGGAATCGTGCATCTACTCAAGGGCTTTATGGGTTACTTGGCGCGGGCGTCGGCGGGGCTGCTTCTTCTTACGGGGGGGACGATGGCTGGACATTCTCAGACCGGCGGTTGAAAAACAACATCATCAAGGTCGGCGAGTTAGCAAGTGGATTGGCAGTTTATTCCTTTAACTACATTTGGGACGGCGGCACGACTATCGTCGGCGTTATGGCTGACGAAGTGGCTAAACTATTTCCAAAAGCAGTACGGTACACCGATAGCGGCTTTGCCCAGGTGAATTATTCGGAGATTAGCTAATGGCTAGAGGCGGCATAAACGAATATCAAGACCCGCAGACGCGGCGGTTGATTGATAGCTTAATTCAGCAAGCGAACAAGGCGAACAACGGCTCGACGCTAGGCGGTCTTGCGTCTGTTCTAAATCAGGGCATGGCGGGTTATCGCATGGGCCAGGATAAGCGGCAACGTGGTGCGGTTAATCAAGCCGTTGCAGAAGAAATGCAAAAGAAGTTTAGCCCGAAGGTAAAAGGTCGTGCGGCTGAGTTAATGGGAACAGTAGATGATATTAGTCTAGCGGCAGACCCTGGCGAGTACAGCGAAGAATTAATCGACAAGCTGCCAAGCGCCCCAGGGACAGGCTCCCCCGGCACAATGGAAGAAATGGACGCGGCTGATATTCTTAAAAAAGAGATGAATGTAGCAGACCCTTTCCTTAATTTATCAGAAACACAGATAGACCCAGACAATCTCGGCGGCAGAACAGACTTGCCCGCAAACCAAGTATTCGCCACCCGCGACGGTGTTAAGGCCCAGGCAGGGCATGACCCGTATCAAAGTCTTACCGAAAGACTGGTCGCTATGGGAGGCGACAACCCTTACGCCTCTCGCATGGCGGCTCAAGTGGGTATGCAGCAGGCCGGTGCGGATCGGGCTTCAAGAGCCGACGCTGAAAAGCGGAGGCTAGATTTTGCGGATAAACTCAGATTTCTACAGGAAAAGAAAAAGCTAGGAGTTTCCGCGACTGGTCGGCCTGCCTCTGGTATTCAATATTACGACAAGTTGGAAGAACTTATCAAGTTATACGGCCCTAACAGCCCAGAAGTCAGGAAAATGGAAGGTATTATTAAAACATTAAAATCTAGGGATTTAGGTGGTACTGTCGATACATTCAACCCTCTTAGACCAAATGAGAGAACGCCGGATATCCAAAAGACGCTAAAGCCTGGTGAAAGACCAGAAACCAAAGCGGCGCAATCCCAAGCTACCGGAGCCGGTTCGGGCATAGGTCAAGAAAACCAGAAACAATACTTTGCTGTACAGAACGCATTCAGTCAGATTGAGAAGATATCAGAGTTGACCAATCACTTGAGAACGTCCGACGCGATTACAGGCGCTGGCGCGGATATGCTCAAAAACATTGAGCGGGTGAAGGCGTTTATGGGTAATAAGGTTGCCGCAGGAAAAGCCTCCGACACAGAAATTTTAGATGTTATGATGGGCAGCGAAGTGTTCCCAATGATTAAGGCGTTGGGCGTTGGCGCAAGGGGCATGGACACGCCAGCAGAGAGAGAGTTTATGCGGTCTGTCTTAACTGGTTCAATCCAAATGAATAAAACCACACTGATTAAAATGGCCGAAATTAGGGCGAACGTGGCTAAACGCTCCATTGAAAGGTGGAATAAGCGCGTAGGCAGCGGCGATCTGGATAACTTCTTTAAGAACCAAGGGCTAGAGAAGAAGACATATAAAATCAAGGAACCAGCCGCACCCCGCGACGGCACGGTGACTCCAGAAAACCCTCTAGGCTTTTAGGGTAGGATAGCAAATGGGAATGAAATCATTCAGAGCGGCATATCCTCAATACAATAATATGCCCAACGATGCGGTGGTCGAAAAGCTGTCAAGCCATCCTGACGTCCTATATCAACACTTCTATAGTGACATGGACAGGGGCGAGTTCGACCGTAAGTTTACGGCGAAGACCACACCTCCCCCGCAACCTGACTGGCAGGCGAGCGTGCTACCTTATCGGCAGACGCCAGAGGGAAAGAATATACTGGACTTTGACCAAGGCATCACTGGGTTAGCCAAGCGCGTGGTTACAACCCCACACGATGTCATGACCGGAAAAGTTGACCCCACCTCTAAGCAGGGTATGGGGCGCATGCTAGAGGCTGCGTCGATGATGTCGCCTGTGTCTGCGGGCACCCGCGCAGCACCCACAATGAACAAGTGGAACCCCGCCCCGCCCTCTATCAAGAAGTTGAAGAAAGAGACATCCGCCAATTATAAGGCGGTGGATGACGCCGGTGTTGAGTACACACCGCAGTCCATCAAAACGCTCATGGACGATACTGAAACTATGCTGGCAAACGCAGGCCGACTTGAGCCTAATAACCCAGAGCTATATAATCTGCTGCGTCAACTTAGGAGCGACGCACAGCAGCCGGGGGCTGTGGCTATAGATTTGCCTGCCCTGGACAGCTTCAGACAGTTACTATCCGAAGTGGCGGGCGACCCAAAGCCGGGTATATCGGCAGCTGGTACTATGGCAATGAAGCACTTTGATGACTTTTTGGATAACACTACTAGAAGCTCAGTATTGACCCGACCCGGCGTTGGAGAGGCTGAAGCACAGGCAGCAGTTGAGGCGTTAAATACGGCGCGTGGTAACGCGGCTGCTGGTTTTAGGTCAGAGCGTTTAAAGAAGCTGACCAAGACAATCCAGCGCCGGACGAGTTCCACTGGCTCTGGGATGAACCTAGACAACAGCACCCGCCAGCGACTTGTCAGTTTCGTGGAGAGCGCGGATAAAATACGCGGCTTCAACAAGACAGAAATTGCGGTGATGGATAAAATTATCGATGGCGGCAAAGTGAAAAACGCCCTACGGTATATAAGCAACGTCCTAGGCGGCGGCGGTGGCCTTGGGACACTTGTAACTAGTGGCTTAATGGGAACGGCTGGGGCAGCCCACAGTCCAGCGGCAGCCGGGTTAGGTTACCTTGCCCTACCCGCAATAGGCCGTACCGCGAGGTTAGCGGAAAATGCATTGAGCAAGTCGGAGATGCGGGCGCTAAACAAATTAGTTAGGTCACGGTCGCCGCTTCATAAAAAGAACATGGAAAACGCCCCTATCAAGCGGGGAGCGATAAGAGCGCCAGGCACCAAGAAGCTGGCCGCACAGTTAGCGGGCCAGCCCGCAGTGCAAGACCAGATGGGCGCGTTGGGGTCGCAGCTTAGAAACTTCCTGCCCCCTGATGTACCATTTACGGCAGGCGGTACGCAATCCAATTTAACGAAGCGGCGTCTAGTGGATAAATTAAAGCGTTCAGGGCAGCCCTGGACATAATGAAGGAACTAGATAATGGCTAGAAACGGCTCAGAAGAATTTAAAAAGAGGAGATAAGTAATGGCACGCAACGGCTCAGGAACAATGGTCAAGACTGGAGATGACGCTGTATTTGATACAGTCATCTCAGAGAGTTACTACAATGACCAAATAAACGACATGATCAACGCGCTGACGCAGTCTGTCAGCAAGGACGGTCAGACCATTCTCACAGGCAACATAAACGCTGGTAGCAAGAAGTTAACGGCTATGACGGTAGGTACGGCCCTCACGGACTCACTGACGCTGGGACAGGCGCAAAACGCCTCGATGAATTATGTGGCGAGTGACACGGGTGGGTCTAACGCAGCGGTTATTGCTCCGGCACCAGCCATAACGTCATACGTCGCCGGGCAAGTCTTTCACTTCAAGGCCGCCGCAAACTCCAGTGGCGCGACAACCTTAAACGTGTCGGGCCTTGGGACCAAGGCAGTGCAAGTTGCTGGGGCAGCTATCTCAGGCGCGTCGATCACGACGGCTGGCATTACTTCAGTAATTTACGACGGGACGCAATTTCAGTTAATGTCTGAAGATGCCAGCGTTAGCTCCGGCGATGTTGTCGGCCCCGGCTCTGCGACAGACAACGCCTTGACACGTTACGACGGGACAACGGGAAAGATTGTCCAAAATAGCGGTTGGGCGTTAAGCGATTCAAACGTCCTGACCGCTGCGGGTGAACTTGTGGGTGCCGACAATGTAGTCTCAGCAATTAACCTTAAAGACTACGGCGAAGTCACCCAGGATTTAGGATCTGCCGGAGGCACCAGGACAGTAAATCTTAACAACGGTAATTCTGTAACGGCAACTGTCTCAGCAAGTGCTAACACCTTTGTGTTTAGTAATCCTACTGCTGGAGATGAACTCTGTGGCTTTACCCTAGGTCTTACCAATGGTGGCAGTCAGACCGTAAACTGGCCTAGCACTGTTGATTGGACGGCTGCAACGGCTCCCACCTTAACGGCCCTTGGAGTTGATTGGCTAGTCTTCTGGACGGTAGACGGCGGGACGATCTGGAACGGTAAACTTGTGGGAGCAGCCTTTGCCTAATTTTAGAAACTTAATGTCTGGTGACTCTGGTGTTTCGCTGGTGGAAGTTGAAAACTCAGCTTTGTTTAATAGTGCTAACTCTGAAGATTTATCAAGAGGTTCGATGAGTGGCACTGCGACAACTTGGACAGCAAGTTTCTGGGTTTATCGTGGGGTGCAAGGAGGAGCAACTGCTAAATTTATGTTTACTACTTCATCTGACGGTGGGTTAGCTTTCGCAAGTAATTCAACAGCAGATATACTATCTTGGTATTCAGGAAGTTACACATCCACTACAGTATTGTATCGTGATGTGGGCTGGTATCATATTGTTGTGAAATCAGTTTCTGGGTCAGGAACCGTGTACGTCAACGGAGAAGCAGTTCTTTCTAGCCTCACCGTCAATGGAGCAGATGCTACTATGGCTATAGGAAGCTATAACAATGGTTCAAATCATTTTGATGGATACATGGCTGAGTGGGTATTTATTGACGGAACAGCATATAACCCAACAAGTTTTGCCGAATATGACGAAACTGGACTCTACTGGACACCTAAGTCATCTGACGACATTAAAGCCCTGACGTTTGGCAATAATGGTTTTTATCTAGACAATACCACTAATGCTCAGACTGATGCTCATTTACCAGCTCCAGCAGTTGTTCTACCGACTGTTACTTTTGATGGCACTAATGATTATTTAACAAGGGGGGCTGACTACACTGGCAATGCAGACAGTAAATTGTTTTCAATGTCTATGTGGGTTAAGAGGACAGGGGGTGAGGGTGCTCTTCAGTTAATTCACAGAGATGGTTCATCTAGTGTAAATTCTATTGATTTCAACACTGCTAATAAGTTCCATATCGTAAACGACAGTGTTCTTGACGTTACTTCTGCACGAACAATAACAATTTCTGATGGCTGGACACATATTATGTGTGCGTACAACAACGGAACTGCCACGTTCCAACTATATATTGACGGTGTTGTTGATAGCGCATCTGTGGCTGTACATAATAACGCCAATACAAACTGGACACATAGCGATCACGCCTTTGGCGGGACAGTAGGAGGAGCTAATCTCTTAAACGCTGAGATTGCAGACTTCTATTTTAACAATGCTGAGACAATAGATTTATCTTCTTCATCTAATCGGGCTAAGTTCATCACTACTGACGGTTACCCTGTTGATCTAGGAAGTGACGGAAGCACACCTACTGGCACAGCTCCTCGTGTGTACCTAAACAACGCTCTTGCCACTTGGCACACTAATTTAGGTACTGGTGGTGGCTTTACGGAAAATGGAGCTTTAACTGCTGGTTCATCAATTCTTTTTACCCCTACTGTAACAAGTACTGGCGGTGGTGGAGGCGGTAAATATAATACTGCTGGTGTTGCTGGTGGTTCTGGCGGTGGCGGTGGTGGTGCTAGTGGTGCTGGTGGTGCGGCATCTTCTCCAACTCAAGGTTTTGCAGGTGGCACTGGTGGTGCTTCACAACCGTCTGGTGGCGGTGGAGGCGGTGCTGGTGTGGCAGGTGTTGCAGGAGGCAATGCCGCAACTGCTGGTGATGGCGGTAACGGATTATCGTCGTCTATAAATTTTACAGCAACTGTGCGAGGTGGCGGTGGCGGCTCTGGTTCATACGGCACAGGTAATAATGTTGCTATTGGTGGTACTGGCGGCGGTGCTGATGGCGTTTACGCTGGTGGAGGTGGTGGTGGAAGTTATGCAAACGGTCTTAATGCCACAGCCAACACTGGCGGTGGTGGTGGTGGGTCTAGCGGTGGGGAAAGCCCTCCTAGCGTTGGAGGTACAGGTGGCTCTGGAGTCGTAATAGTCAGGTATCATTCTTCAAATGAATTTACAGAGGCCACAGGTGGCACAGTCACTTACAGTGGCGATTACGCCATACATACCTTCACAGCATCTGGCACTCTTTCAGTTGTAAATGTTGGAGTGGTTGCTCCGACAATAGATTACCTTGTCATTGCCGGAGGAGGCGGGGCTACTCGTGGAGGCGGTGGTGCTGGGGGTTATCGTGCTTCTTGGAACTCTGAATCTAGTGGAGGTGGAGCGTCAAGCGAGACTGGAATTACTCCAACTGTTACTGACTACACAGTAACTATTGGTGCTGGTGGTGCTGGTGCTAGTGGCGGTGCCGCAACAGGTTCTAGCGGTGCTAACTCAGTTTTTGGATCAATTACAAGCACTAGTGGAGGAGCTGGTGGTAATAGTGCTAACGGTCTAGCAGGTGGTTCTGGTGGCGGTGGCGGTGTTAACGGTACAAGCGGTGGAGCTGGGACAACAAATCAAGGTTTTGCTGGTGGTAATGGTACGCTAGTTGGTGGAGTTGGTATTGCGGCTGGTGGCGGTGGCGGTGCCAGTGCTGTTGGTGCCGCTGGTACTTCTGCCGCTGGAAATGGTGGCGCAGGATTAGCTTCTACAATTACAGGGTCAAGTGTAACTCGAGCCGGAGGTGGCGGAGGCGGTACTGATAGCGGATCCATTAGCGCAGGTTCAGGAGGTTCTGGAGGTGGCGGTGCTGGAGGTGCTCTCGCCACCCCAACAGCGGGAACAGTCAACACTGGATCAGGCGGAGGCGGTACTGATACTGGCCGTACAGGTGGTGCAGGTGGCTCAGGCGTTGTAATCATTCGTTATAAATACAAATAGGAATTTAAAATGGAAAAGAGTTGTGGAGAATGTAGACATAGTTTGGAGAGCGAGACAGAGGGTCAAATCCTTTGCATTATAAACGCTCCTGTACCAATCGTGACTATCCAAGGTCAGATTATTAGCGTGTTCCCGTCAATGATGGCGTGGGGCAAGTGTGATAATTTTAAGAAAGGTAAGACACAGAAAATGAACAAGCAGCCTCCAGAGATCCTGGAGCCAGAACTAAAGGTGGTAAGCTAATGGCACATTATGCACAGGTAAATTCAGACAATGTTGTGGTCCAGGTGCTCGTAATGGATAACGATATGGAAACTAACCAAGGTGAGGCAGCGTGTATTGCGTGGTTACAAGATAAAGTTCATACCGATGCTTGGGTGAAGACCAGCTACAATAACAATATCCGCAAGCAGTATGCCGGAGCAGGTTTCACATATGACTCGTCTAAAGATAAGTTTATTGCTCCACAGCCTTTTGCTTCATGGGCGTTGGACAGTAACGATGATTGGCAAGCACCGATAGCTATGCCGGATGATGCTAGTGACGATATACGGTACACTTGGGATGAAGATGCTTATCAGGTCGACAATTCTGCTGGCTGGGTATTAGTCGAAGATTAACTCGTGGTAGTTCTGGAAACGATGGCCACAATCTCTTTGGTTCGCCAGGGGATTAAGACGGTAAAGAATCTGTGCGAGGCCAGCTCAGATATTTCGGAGATAGCTAGCCATGTAGACCAACTCCTTGGCCATCGCGATCAGCTAAAAAATAAGCCAGCATTAAAAAAAAAGACAGCCTGGCAAACATTCTTTTCTAAGACTTTGAAAGATGACGGCGACGATCCACTGTCGGTTACGAACTTTGCCGCTCATAAACTCGAAGAGCTCGCTGCCGAGGAGCAGCTGGTGAAATTAGGCCGCCTAGTCAATCACCGCTACGGAGCTGACGTCTGGGAGAACATTCTTAACGCTCGCGACGTTGCGTTGGAGAAGGCCAAGATCGCTGCGGCTAAGAAGAAAGTTGCCGCTCGCTTTGAGCCTGAAAAGAAGAATGAGTTTGTTGATCGTATATTTAAAATAGTCATCGAGTTCTTAAAGTTCGGGGCAATCGTAATCTGCGCTGGCGGGGGTGGTTACCTCATTTATATCAATCGTTGTGTTGGGAGTGCCTGTTGATGGGTGATCTGTATAATTTAAGGGCGGTCATCCGGCCTGATGGCAAATAGATGGAGCTCGGCGCTCGTGAGCTGGTGCAGTTCTTTAGTTTGGCGGCGACCTTAGCGGGTGCGTTCGCGGTTGTTAGAAGCCAACTCGGTCGAGTGATCAAAGACTTAGAAAAAGTGAGCAAAGAGCTTGAGCAGATAAATAAGCGCCTCGATGTCTCAGAAAGTGGTCTGGCTGTATTCAAGCACCAGATAAATACGGTGGGTAATATTCTAAGCCCGTCGGCATTAAAAAATCAGCATACTTTCCTAGCGGATATGAACGCTCGTTTAAGAATGCTCGAAGGTCGCATCGAGAAAATGGGTTAATGAAAATGGATCAAAAGATTATCATCGATACAATCGTTGCAGCCCCAGCCTTAACGCTGCCGCTTTGGATACAAAGCTACACTGCGATTGTTCAAGTTATGATCGTCACTATCACACTCGTCGCCGTCATTCTTAGGCTAAGAATTATCTGGCGCGAATATAAAGGTAAATAATATGGATGCAGGCCTCGTGATCTCCGATTTACATGCGCCTTACCACCATCCTGATACACTTGGGTTTCTCAAAGCTTTAAAAAAGAAGTATCGATTTGATTGGGTAGTCTCTATTGGTGATGAATTGGACTATCACGCGATGAGCTTCCATGACAGTGATCCCGATCTTGCCGCTGCTGGCGATGAGCTTTGCAACGGTCGAAGCTTTCTTTGGGAGTTAGAATCTTTATTCCCGAAGATGGATCTAGTTGATTCAAATCATGGGTCAATGCATTACCGTAAAGCGAAGGCTAAAGGTATCGCAAAACATCTATTGCTTGGGTACAAAGATGTGATCTTCGGAGAACATCGTCCAGACGGAACAATCGTTCGCCGTCGCGGTGATGGATGGAATTGGCATCCAAACTTTATCCGTAAAGTGTGTGGCCACGATACTTACTTCGTTCATGGTATGAGTGTCGCTACCAAGAATAATGTAGCATTGATTGGCTGCAACTTTGTGCAGGGACATCACCACGGCGTATTTGATATTCACTATCTCGGAACACCTTATTCACTCAACTGGGGGATGACTGTAGGCTGCCTGATCGACGATGCTAGTCTGGCTTTCGCCTATAATAAGAACACCCTGAAGCGCCCTATAATCGGCTGTGGGGCCATCCTAGATGGTCAGCCAAAGCTACTGCCAATGATACTTGAAAAGGGTGGTCGCTGGAACGGTGAGACGCCTTAAACGGATTTATGAAATGCGTTGGTTATTCTACGGATTACCCTCATTGGTGATGCCCTAAATTCCCAAGACAGGGAAATACCAGCTAGTAGTGTAATACCCCAAGCAAGTAGCGTCCAAGTTTCAAAGGAAACATCACCAGTCGATGAAGTAAAACCAAAGAAACCAAATACAGTTTCAATGAATTCCCAAGATGCACTTTTGTCGATGTAAAGAAACTCATCAAAAATGTTAAGCCATAACCAACTTACGAGGAGAAGCCAGAAAACTAATCCAATATATCTATCTGCTTTTTCTGACATTTTGAACACCCCACTACCTTTCAACTAACTTAATCTAAGGACACTACATGATCTGGAATTTAATTGGAACCATTGGCGGCAAAGTCCTCGATATTGTCGATGACGTTGTTGAAGACAAAGATGAGGCCAACAAGCTCAAGTTTCAAATCCAAAAGCAGTTATTGGAAAGCAAAGGCACGGAGCTAGAAGCTCAGGCCAAGATCGTATTGGCCGAAGCTCAAGGCTCGTGGCTCCAGCGTAATTGGAGGCCAATGCTGATGGTAACCTTTGCTGGTCTCGTGGTAGCTCACTGGTTTGGCTTTACCGCTGAGAATATCCCAGAGAGCGTTCAAAATTCACTTTTGAACATCGTAATGGTTGGAGTAGGTGGCTACGTCGCAGGACGCAGTGCCGAGAAGGTGGCGGATAAATGGAAAAAATAATGGAACTACCTAATCGACGACCTTGTATTAATACAAGAACGGACAACTTTCACTTTTCAGTAAGCTTTCACCCCGATACTGGACTTCCAATCGAGTTCTTTATTACGGGTCGTGGCAAAGTAGGTCAGCAGCTCGACGAAGAACTTTACGAGTTAAGCGTGAAAACATCAAAGCTGATGCAAGGAGAGTTCGAAGATGATTTGTCCAGACTGCCAAAAGGGGATGGTATTTTTACCGTCCCAAGGGAATAGGCCCGTACCATGTCCAAGATGCCAGGGATCGGGAATAGCCTACTGCTGCGACGGGGAAGACTACGATGCTAAGTGTCACCTCGATCAGAACGCAAGTAATCTATCCAGCCCTCAACAAGATGGGTATGTGGAGCGAAGCCGCGGGTGAGCTGGTACTCGGTACAGCGATCGTCGAGAGTAATCTAACCTATTTAAAGCAGCACGGTGATGGCCCCGCATTAGGGTTATGGCAAGTCGAGCCAGCTACTCATGAAGACCTCTACGCGAACTATTTGAACTACCGCCCTGAGATGATGAGCAGCCTGATGGAGCTGCGATCACCAGCCCTTAATATGAACGAGAACCTCGCTACCAATCTAATGTATGGAGCTGCGGTTTGCAGACTATGCTATTATCGGAAACCAGACCCATTGCCTGAAGCGGGTGATGTTGAGGGGCAGGGGAAGTTCTGGAAGCAACACTATAATACGCCGCTAGGCGCAGGGACTGTTCCCAAGTACGTCCTAAAAGTTACGAGCATCCATTTAGATAAAAACTAAAATAATTCTTAAGATAAAATCTAGCACAATTATGCGTCCTCTTTAAGTAACGAGCACATAAACGAGTTAGTGATGAACTTGGATCATGCTAAAATTGCATAGTTGGGTTGATCAATTAGCTCAAGTCAATCAAGCCGAATACTTCTATACAATCGAACAGCAACCTCATGTTGCGGATCTTTTGAGATCCCACTTCTCCCTGAAGTGAAAC